ATACACTTAGCTTTGGAGATCTCAAAGATGCTAATGAATATATCATGGCTTACGACGGCGTTATGCTTAAGCGTCTTGTTGATGAAGCTAATCCTGTTCCTCTGGAAAATGTATTAACTTTAAATGATATAAATGATGAACTACAAGAATTTATTCAAGAAGGCTTTAAGCCTGGGTATCAAGTCGGTCTTGATAACTTTGATAGCATATTCAGTACTTACACGGGACAATTCATCACCGTTACAGGCGTTCCTAGCAGTGGGAAGTCTGATTTTGTTGATAGAATGGTGGTGGGGTACCAATTAAAATATGGTTGGAAAACAGCATTTGCTTCGCCAGAAAACAAACCAACATTTTTGCATGCACATAAGTTAATGCGTAAAATTGGCAACTGGATGCCTTCTAAAGAAGATATTAATAGCGATAAATGGAATAATGTAACAGAACTAGTTAATGATAACTTTTATTTTATTGAAAACGAAAGATATGATTTAGATGCTGTTTTAGCTAAAGGAGCTGAGCTCGTTAAACGTAAAGGTATTAAATGTTTAGTTATTGATCCTTACAATAAAGTTAAAATGAAGGGTGCTGAAAAGATGAGCATACCAGATGCGACTATGGAATATTTAACACGCATAGAAGCTTTTGCTAAAAAATATGATGTACTTGTTATAATAGTTGCACATCCAACTAAAATGTATAAAAAAGACGATGGAACAATTGATGAACCGACTATGTATTCTATTAAAGGAGGTGGTGAGTGGTATGATGCTTCTTATCACGGCCTTCTTGTTCACAGGGATTACAATAATAAAACAGTTAAAGTTAAAGTTCTTAAAGTTAAATTTCAAAACCTTGGTGAAAACCAAGCTGAAGCGCATTTCAAATGGGATCACATAAGTGGTAATTATGTACCTCACGAAAATGTAACAATAAATGAAATGCCATGGGAGTCTTAAGTAAAAGACAAAAAGAGCAGAATAAATATAAATTGCCTGATTTTAATATATCAAAAGAGCAACAAAAATATTATGATTATTGTATTAAAAACAATATTATAATAAGTCCTATAGGCATACAAAATACTCCAGGCAAATGGTATATAGGTATTTCAACACCTGATAATTATAAAAAAGTTTATAAAAGTAAACATATATATGATAAAAATCAAGTTTGGGATGCAATGTTTGAAATGTGTAAATACTATTATGATAAACAATGATTAATATAGAAGAAGAATACTTAGGATTACTTTCAGGTACGTTGCATGGAGGTTATGATAAACCAGATAGAACAGGAACTGGAACTAAATCAGTGTTTGGTAGAATTATCAGGCATGATATGGCTCTAGGATTTCCTTTATTAACAACTAAAAAAATATATTTTAAAAATGCTATTGCGGAGATACTATGGATTATCAACGGTCGTGTCGATCTTGATTATCTTCATTCTAACGGCGTTAGGTATTGGGACGCCGATTATAAAAGGTCAGGAAGAACGGATGGCACATTGGGACCTGTATATGGGCATCAGTGGCGCAATTTTAATGGTGTTGATCAGCTTAGATCCATTGTTAAAGAACTCAAAGAAAATCCCACCTCTCGTAGACTTATGCTATCTGCGTGGAACCCAGTTGATATGCCTGATATGGTATTGCCTCCTTGTCATCATAGTTTCCAATTATATAGTGATGGCACACACTTAGATTTAATGCTTCAACAAAGATCAGCAGATTTATTTTTAGGCTTGCCTTACGATATTGCAATGTATGGCTTGTTATTAGAAATGTTAGCTAAAGGAGCTTTACTAGAACCAAGAAGGCTAACTATCAGCTTAGGTGATTGTCACATATATAATAATCATTTTGATCAAGTTAAAGAACAGCTTAATAGAAGTATTAAAAAACCACCTAAATTAAAATTAGGTTGTGGAATATTTGAAAGAGATAATGAATTAGTATTACCAAAAATAAATGATGTGTTGTTGTTTGATTACAACCCGCATAAACCAATAAAAGCAAAACTATCAGTAGGAACTTAAAACTAAAATTATGAGAATATTATTATTATTATTATTACCTTTATTTACATTTGCACAATTTGATTATGTATATTATTCAGGATCACAATTTGTTACAATGACAGACGATTTTTATATTGCGCCGGTACAACAAGGTAGGATTATAGCAACATCAGATTATTTGCCTAGGTATGAAGGTGATTATGAAAGTATAATGCTTCAAGCTAAAGTTATAGATTCTTTTGAATCAGATTCTGATATGGATGCGGTTATTGAATCTAATTGGAAGTCTGATTATATGATTAGACCAGGCGAAATAAAAAGAGATGCTTTGCTTAGAGGTCAAGATAACAAATATTATATTGTAAGATGGGAATATCAGCAGTAAGCACAGGTAAATATAAAGTTTATCATATACTAGGTAAAAAGATAGGCTGTACAACTAATATACAAAAAAGAGTTGTTGATGAACAAGGTTTTAAACCTGGAGAATATGAAATATTATTTGAAACAGATGATATAAAAGAGGCTGCTAACGCTGAAAGACAATTACAAAAAGACTTAGGATATAAAGTTGATATAAAACCTTATGATAAATTATTTAAAAAACCTATGAGTAAACAAGTTAATGTAACAGATCAAACAACCACATTTGCTGTGTCAAAAGATGATATTGACGGAGCATTTTTAGGAGATCTTGAGTGGCAAACACCATATGGTGATATTAAAATAGATTCAACTGATAAAATAGAATGGATATTAAGCAATATTAAAGAATCTATGTTTAATAAAAGCCGTAGCTTTGTATATAATAAAGCTATGCATACAGCTGGGCCGTTTCAAAAAGATAAAGAAAAGCTATACTCTCATCAAGATCAATTTGAATTAATTAGGGAATGGGCTAAAGAAAGAGGTATATATAAAACTGGAGATGTAAGAACTCAATATCTTAAACTTATAGAAGAAGCCGGTGAATTATCACAAGCTATACTAAAAAATGATGAACCTGAAATTATAGATGCTATAGGTGATATGGTTGTTGTTTTAACAAATTTAGCTAAGCTTAAGGGTTACAATATAGAAGACTGTATAGACTCAGCTTATAAAGTAATAGCTGGACGTACAGGCAAGATGGTTAACGGAACATTTGTAAAAGATGCGTGATAAAATAATTAAACAAGTAATCGATAAGTTCAAAGAACGAAGCGATATAGGCTATAAAAAATATGGGGTGACTCTGCATGATGACGAACCCAGTTTACACAAGTGGCTTAATCATTTACAAGAAGAATTAATGGATGCTGTAAACTATATTCAAAAGCTTAAGATGGAAACTAGCGATGCTCTTGAAGAAAAAATACTTAAAGATTATGAAGAAGAAGATAGCTTTAGTAAGCACAGAAGTCCTGAGGGATGGACAGAAGATAGATCATGGTAAAAAAACGTAGTAAAAAACGAGGACCTGTACAGGCTAAAAAAATATCTTACGACGGAATAAACTTTGCATCAGGCTTAGAGCGGTATACTTATATGGCGTTAAAAAAAGAAAAACTATTTGAAGGTTATGAAAATGAAGTTTTCCAGTTGGTCGAAGGATTTAATTTTGAAAATCAATCTTATGAAAAACAATCCAACGGAAAAGGTGAGTATACTAACAGAGGGCAAAAAAAGATCTTGGGAATTAAGTATACACCTGACTTCGTTGGAAAAGACTACATAATAGAATGTAAGGGAAGGGCTAATGAGTCTTTCCCTTTAAGATGGAAATTATTTAAATTATGGCTTACGAAAAACAAGATTGGAAAGACGCTTTACAAGCCGCAAAACCAGAAGGAAGTAGACCGGACGGTAATGCTGATCAAAGAGAACAGAAAAAGAAAGCGCGACTAATGTATACAAGAAGAGTATTAGAAAGAGATATTAAACAATACACTAAAAAAGAAAAAGGTGGAATCAAATACAGAGAAATTGATAGAATCGCAAGAGGACACGGATTTTACACTACGTAGTCACTATAAAGAAAGGGTATCTTTTCATATGAAGATGCTTCTTTATTATTTAAATGAAACGCAATGACAGGCTGGGAATTAGCAATAGGGTTATATCCCGGGGTGCTTATAGGGGCTAGAAGCTATCCAGAGCAGCAATTTGTAGAGCATGTAGTTTATTTACCGTTTGTTGAATTTATAATAACAATATATTATGAGTAATATAGAAGAATATTTATTAAAAAATTATCCCAGCAGATTTAAAAAAGGTGATAATATAATTATTGAAGAGCGTGACAAACATATAATTGCGTATATAAAAGACGGCTCACCTGTTTTTTTAAGTAAAAAAATATTAGAATGAAAGAAAGTAGATTAATAGAAATGTCTAATAAAATAGATACTTTAGGGTCAGCTATGAATAGGGTTGTGCAAGAGTTAACTAATCTTAAAGATTTATCAATAGGTACTATGGAATTAATTAAAGAGTTTCCAGATTACCAATTAGCATTAGATAAATTAAAAGAAAGTTTAACTAAAAAAGAAGAAGAAAAGTAAATGGGATTATTTGATGAAAGAATACCGTACAAACCATTTGAGTATTCAGAGTACTATACTGAGGGATGGCTTAAACAAGCTCAAGCATTCTGGCTGCACACCGAAATACCGATGTCAGGTGACGTTAAGGATTGGAACGAAAAATTAACTGATTCAGAAAAAAACTTAGTTGGTAATATTCTATTAGGCTTTGCTCAAACAGAATGTGCAGTTTCAGATTACTGGACTCAAAAAGTAGTAGGCTGGTTTCCTAAACACGAAATCCAACAGATGGCTATGATGTTTGGTTCTCAGGAAACAATACATGCTGTAGCTTATAGTTATTTAAATGAAACATTAGGATTAGAAAACTTTGAAGCTTTTTTGCAAGATGAAGCAACAATGGAAAGATTTGATAATTTAGTTAGCTATGAAGGAACTGATAAAATTGGTATTGCAAAATCGTTGGCTATTTTTAGTGCTTTTGCTGAAGGAGTTAGTTTATATTCTGCTTTTGCTGTGTTATATAGCTTCCAATTAAGAAACCTTTTAAAAGGTATTGGCCAGCAAATGAAGTGGAGTGTGCGTGATGAATCATTACACAGTAAAATGGGTTGCCAGTTGTTTAGGCATATGTGTCAAGAAGATCCTAAGTTATTAGAAGACTGTAAAAAAGACGTTATAGATGCAGCAGAAGCAATGCTTAAAGCAGAAGAAAAGTATATCGACAAAATGTTTGAACAAGGAGATATTGAAAACCTTAAAGCCAACGATCTCAAACAATTTATTAGAAAAAGACTTAATGAAAAAATCAATGAACTCGGTTACACAAACATCGGGAAACACTTTAAATACGATGACGAAGGAGCAAGCCGACTCGATTGGTTTTACCATCTCACTGGCGGCCACACTCATACTGATTTTTTTGCTGTACGTCCCACGGACTATTCTAAAGCGAATGAAGGTGAAGACTTTAATGATATTTGGTAGTTTATTATTACTATTAAGCTGTTATAAAGAAGACGGTTTTGATTGTGAATATGTAGGCAAGGTTTGTAAGAATTTATCTTCAACACAGCAAGAATGTACATACATAATTGAATGCATTAGCTTATGAGAGTTTGTAATATATGTAAGAAAAAAAAGAAAGATTCTAAGTTTAAGCATGAGGGCAAAAAGACCTGCATGCGTTGTGAATTTAGATGGAAAAAAAGCTTTTTAAGATTACTTGTACAGGATAGAAGATTAAGTGCTAAAGAAAGAATAGCTCAAAGATTAGGTTATATGGGTACAGCTTTTATTATGATTGCTCCGTATATACTTAAAGCAGGAGATATTGGTCCTACGATATATATAATAGGTGGACTTATATCTATTCCGCAGGTTTGGCTTGCTAAGCAATGGAATTTAGTAGCTGTTAATATAAACGTAATGATAGGTTACACTATATATTTTTTAAATAATTAATATGGAATGGAATAAAGAATGGAAAAAAGGTGTTGACTATCCGTCCTGGGGAGATACTGAAGTTTATAAAAAAACTATAACAGGCGGTTATTTACTTTTAGGTGAGTCACCTAGAGATGCATATCAAAGAGTAGCTAATTCAGTAGCGAGGCGTTTATATAAGCCAGAACTGGCTGAAAAGTTTTTTGAGTATATATGGAAGGGGTGGCTATGTTTAGCCTCCCCAGTGTTGTCTAATACAGGCACAGACCGAGGTTTACCTATAAGTTGCTTTGGTATTGATGTAGCAGATAGTATAAATGATATTGGACAAAAAAATTTAGAAATGATGCTGCTTGCAAAGCACGGTGGGGGTGTAGGTATTGGCATTAATATGATAAGACCCGCTGGAGCTAAAATTACAGGTAATGGAACATCAGATGGAGTTGTCCCTTTTTGCAAAATCTATGACTCAACTATACTCGCGACCAATCAAGGATCAGTACGAAGAGGGGCTGCATCCGTTAATCTCAATATCGAACACCCTGATTTTGATGAATGGTTGGAAATCAGAGAACCTAAAGGCGACGTCAACAGGCAATCTCTTAACCTACATCAGTGTGCTGTCGTTGGCGATAAGTTTATGCGAAAACTCGAGGGCGGAGATCAAGAAGCAAGATCGAGGTGGTCAAAACTACTCCAAAAACGTAAAGCTACTGGGGAGCCGTATATCCTCTTTAAAGGCAATACGAACAAAGCTAATCCAGATGCTTACAAAAGCAATAGCTTAAAAGTACATATGACGAACATATGTAGTGAAATTACATTGCATACGGATGAATCACATAGTTTTGTTTGTTGTTTGTCTTCAGTAAACCTTGCAAAGTATGATGAATGGAAAAATACTAATCTTATTTATGATGCTATTTGGTTTTTAGATGGAGTAATGGAAGAGTTTATACAAAAAGCTAAAAACATGAAAGGCTTTGAGAATGCTATACGTAGCGCTGAAAAAGGCCGAGCAGTAGGTTTAGGTGTTTTAGGTTGGCATACTTTGTTGCAGCAAAAAGGAATTGCTTTTGAAGGATTATTAGCACAATTTAAAACACGTGAAATATTTAGTAAAATTAAAATTGAGTCTGAGAGAGCATCGAGAAAGCTTGCAGAAATATATGGGGAGCCGCTCTGGTGTGTGGGTACTGGTATGCGTAACACTCATCTTCGGTCTGTGGCTCCTACAGTCTCTAATAGTAAGCTTAGCGGTAATATATCTCCTGGAATTGAGCCTTGGGCTGCCAACGTGTTTACAGAGCAATCAGCTAAAGGAACGTTTATACGTAAAAATAATGAACTTAAAAAAGTATTTAAAAAGATTGGTATTGATACCAAAGAAATTTGGGATAAAATTTTGGAAGATGGTGGATCCGTTCAAGGAATTAAAGAACTCGATGGATGGTTTTACGATCACCTCGGACGACTAACTCAGGAAGATGGCGAGCCAGTTAAAAATGTATTTAAAACATTTAAAGAAATAAACCAATTAGAATTGGTTGGTCAAGCGGGTATACGACAAGATTATATAGATCAGTCAGTATCGCTTAATTTAGCTTTCCCTTCAGAAGCAGAACCTAGATGGATTAATCAGGTTCATTTTGAAGCTTGGAAAAGAGGTATAAAAACATTATATTATATGCGTACAGAATCAGTATTGCGAGGCGATATAGCCGCAAAAGCAATGGATCCTAGTTGCATATCTTGTGATGGGTAAAAAAAATAAAGGGGTAGCCGTAAA